GCTAAAACCACATGTCACGTCTTACGCTATACGTTCGATCTCTCGATTGAGATCGTGACCTATCGCGGACTTGGCATCTACCCGTCATCCTGAGTTGGCGTAGAATCGCTGGGTTGGTATAGCCAAACCAGGGAAACTTCGCCTCTTGCGGTGTCGCAACCATCCTCATTTCACTAGTGATTTGGGGTTGATTGGTAGACTTCATCTTTGAGGTAAGATCGCTGCTCCACGGGATACCCGTGTAGCCTCGGTCGAACCGCTCATCCTGCAACATCCATCTCCCCATCATTGAGAAGGAGATGTCATGTAGCATAATATAAGCCTCAATACTCCCTTGATCGATTATGATATCCATATCGGTCTCGGGAAATTGATCATGCCATGCATTGTGGAACGGCTCTTCGAGAAGGCCACAAGCAAACCACACCCTCAAGGGAATTCTCCCTAGTCGGTTGTTGGGAAGCTTGTTGCAACCTAATCGATAGAGCGCTACGTCATCTGTGACGATGAAGAACATGGTCTTTTCATCATTCAGTTCCGATAAGGTCCTGAGGATGATTGGATCATCTTCTAAAACGTCTGAAGGTGGTGGAAGGGCGTTCTCCTCGTTGAGGATCGCGTCCTTCCAGTCACAATACCATTCGAACAAAGAAGAGACCGCCCTCGTGTAGGGCGTGTCTGGTTTTATTCGCTGATTAAATTTAAGCAAGACTTCTAAATCGAGGTCGATCCTTAAAGGATCTCCTTTCTTTAGTAAATCTAGCGTTCCTGATCTGTACAGATTCTCCGGCCTCTGCGCTTTAAGCGCATACGGCTGTGATCTGTATAAGCTCGTGAACCGTCGTACTATACGCCGCCAGACAGCTTCGTCTGGGCTATATTGTAAGTCGATTACATCATCTTTTAGGGTTTCGAATAAATCCGATTTTACATCGTAGGTCGGATTTAGTTCTTGTAACCTCTTGTTAAAAAGGTAATACTTGGATATGGTTGACTCAGTCACCAGGTATCCTTGTTGTACCAATTTTTCGAGAAGACCGGGGTGGAAAAGACTAGTCTGATCCGCCCTGATCTCTATTTCATCTTTGAGAGGGTCTCCGTCAGGGATTTGCAGTGTTTCAAGCCGCATTTCCCCGTCGAAGTGAATGGTTTCTTTGAGAACCCCTTTACGCCCTGTCACAACCATATTGCCAGTGATATAATCACGCATTGCGAAGAGATAGTACTTTCTGTGCCACTCTTTGCTCCGCCTGAGTATATTCATATAAGATTCCTCAGACCAATAACCGGGTGGACGTCCAACACCGTTTACCTGCCTTGGGAGATATAATGGCTTGTCATCCTGGATAATCCCTAGGGAAACATCCTGGAAGGCTAGCGCAATCGCGAAGAGTATGGGCTCTGGCCCGGAACGGGTGTTAAGCACATACTCCAGATCTTTTCCGAGTAGGGGTACTTTACCGACAATGTCGGACGAGTAATCCTCTCGATCTTTGGAAGTACCAATAATCAGCCTTAACTTTGGAAAATCCAAATATGGCATCATCTCGGTATTCCCTGCCCTACATCCTACTTTAACGGTATTAAACCGTGATCGCGGGAGGTAGAACATTTCTTCACAGTATGTGCCCCAGTCTTGGGTTTGAAAACTGTCCAACGGACTGATTTCATAACCCAACATTGAGGCCGCTTTATTGAATTCGGCGCAGTACTCCGGTTTGTCGGGAATTCGTATCCCGTCATCCCCATTGCCCGCGCCAATGCATTTAGCTGCTGTCACCTTCCTTGCGTACAAGTCGCAAATAGGGTGAGCCAACGACAAATTGGTTTTTGTGAGTGGGTCGCCCATTGGAATGCCATTAACAAGCGTTCCTTTGAGCTTCCCGCGGTAATAAAGATTCTTTATACCGACCCAGACCTCCATGACAGCGTCACGGATTATGGGATCGATATTCAGTTTCTCAAGTAACCGTCCGGTCACTGCCCTCCCACTTGCGTGGGTGGGGTGATCGGTCGCCTTGGTCCAATCGAAACTCATCAGGAAGGCCTCTTCGAAAAGGGGCCAGCACTGATCAGCAGCTAGATAGTCGAGACGTTGTATGAACTTCCATCCATGCCTTGCGGCCTGTAGGGAGTCCCTCAAGTCCCGTATGTTTTTGATGATCTCAATTGTTAGGTGGGAAAACCCCTGCAAGAGAGTATCTTTCCAAAACGAACCCGAAGTTATGACACGCGCTTTGCCGTTTTCCCTAACGGCGGCAATGTTCACATCTTTGATACCATCGTTCCAGTAGGCGTGTTCAAGCGCTTTCTGAAACATGGGGGTTCCTATCTGTCCTCCTTCTGAGTAAAGGAGATGCTCAGGGGCGGTTAAGCCCTCCTCTAACATCTGCTTTCTCAATTCATTGAATTTTCCCCCCTTCCTTCGCGAGCTTTCAAAGCAAGCGGAGGTAGAGGCGGATATCTTAAACATT